CGGGACAGGGGGTGGCTTTGGTATACTAGCCCGCCCCCGGCAGCGTGTTGGAGCCTTATAATAGGAGAATTGTAGAATGAGCGCAACGACGAAACAAGGAAACGGAGAGGCGGCCTCCGGCAGCCCGTTCCGCGCCCGTACCGCCTTTAACCGGGCGGCGTTTAGCATCGGCACTGAAACCAGCAACATCATCACGGTTGGCATTCAACTGCAGACCGCAAACGGCGAAGACATCGAGGAGCGGGCGCATGTCGGCTTCTTCTTGTCGGATGACGCTAACGGCGACTCGGTAGTCGCCACCGGGGTCACCAGCCTGGCGGCCGGTACCGACGGGCACTACCGCGCTGGTGTCTCTAACAAGAGCGGTCGGCTTGTGTCGGAGTCTGACGGGGACATTGACCTCGCCATCGAATACACCAGCGGTGCCAAAACCGTGTATCTTGTTCTAGAGATGCCGGACGGTTCCTTGGTCGTTTCGTCCGCTATTACCTTCGCGTAAGCCGGTAAGGTGGGGCGGGTACTTACCGCCCCACCTCCGGCACGGGGGATGTTGTGATTGAATACTCTTCCGGTGACTTGTTTAAGTCAGGGGCCGATGTTCTTTGTAACGCCGTGAATGCCTGCGGTGTCATGGGGCGCGGTTTGGCTCTGGCTTTTAAGCGGAAATGGCCGGAAATGGAAGAGTCCTATAAACGGGCGTGCTCCACCGGACAGATAGTCAGGGAGTGCGCCCATTTTTGGGAAAATCCGTGTGGGCCGGTGGTGGCTAATTTGCTTACAAAGCACGACTGGAAGTCGCCGTCTCGCCCGGTGTACGTTGCGACCGCCCTGGTGGCCCTACGGCGCTACCTGCAGCGGCCTGGCAAGGATTGCCTAAGTGTGGCGGTGCCCGCGTTGGGGTGCGGCCTGGGCGGCCTTAAGTGGTGTGCCGTGCGACCTATAATGGAGGCGCACCTCGCCGAACTGCCTAATCGTTTTATCATACATCTGCCAGAATCAGGCGAATGCACATGAGCACGCAAGTTGCCACTAAAGAAGTGAATGAAATCGACGTGGACGGAAGCACCGGCCTGGGTGGACGGTTTTTTGGCCTTCGTAACGCTCTTCAGCAATTCACGCGGGCGGCGTTGGGTCGATTTTTTGGCGGTGGCGCTCAGGTACGTGACATTGATAAAGAGTGTGGGTACCCGCAAACCGCAGAACTGACGCCATACGTCTACCGCGATCTGTACGACCGTCTCGGGCTCGCGGCGCGTGTTGTTGGTGTGTACCCCGATGAGTGTTGGGCGTTGGTGCCGGAACTTATCGAAGACGACGGCCAGGACACTCACACGACGTTCGAGGGTGCGTGGAAGGAGCTTGACGAGACTCTTTTCATGAATCACTATATGCATCGGATTGACGTCATCTCTGGAATTGGGAGTTATGGGCTTTTGGTGTTTGGGTTTGATGATGGGTACGGGTTTGAGGAGCCCGTCGGCGGGTGGGGCGGCACTGCTAAAAGGCGGCTTGCGGCCGGAAGCACGAACTTGCTGTACTTACGCGCGTTTGATGAAAGTCTGGTGCAGGTTGCAGAATGGGAGGAGGACACAAACAGCCCCAGGTACGGGTTGCCCAAGGCGTACAATCTGACCATGTTCGATCCCAATTTGGAAGAAATTGGCGGGATTGGGCAGAACAATCGTGTTCAAAAAGTCCACTGGACGCGGTGCATCCATGTTGCGGATAATCGAATGTCTTCCGAGGTGTTCGGAATGCCTCGCATGCAGCAGGTCTACAACTACCTGCTTGATTACCGCAAGACTCTCGGCGGGGCCGCCGAAATGTTCTACAAGGGTGGTTTTCCCGGTATTGCGTTTGAAACTTATCCAGAGATGGGCGACGTGGAGATTGACCGCGAATCGCTTGATAAAGAAATGGGCGAGTACTACGACACGTTCAAAAAGTGGTACGCCACCAGGGGCATGACTTCGAAGCTAATGAACCCCACCGTGGCAAGCCCCGAATACCACGTTCGCTGCCAGATTGAAGCTGTGTGTATTGCCGCCCGTGTGCCTATGCGGATCTTCATAGGGTCGGAAGAGGCGAAACTAAGCAGTACGCAGGATGCCAGGACCTGGCATAAGCGACTAACTGGGCGTCAGACGCAGTACATCAACCCCATGATATACACGCCGGTCGTGAACCGTCTTGTGGACGTTGGTGTGCTGCCGGTACCTACTAAACGGCCCAAGCCCCTTTGGCCAGACCTAAACACCCCGACGGACGAAGATCGCGCAAACGTGGCAAGTAAGCTTACGGAGGCCCTGGTTCAGTACGTTACGGGTGGAGGCGACAGTTTGATAGATCCGGTGGACTACCTTACCTACTACCACGGCGTCCCCCGTGAACGCGCCGAAATGATGGTTAGAAAAACCATTGCAAGAATATCCAAGGGCGATACGTTCGCCGACGACAAGGTGGACCGCATGCCCTTGCCTACCGCCGCCCCTCCTGCACGCAAGGCAATAAAGTAGATGTGTGTTCGGGTGGACAATGCCGCGCCGGATAACCCGCTGCGACTGGACCCCAGCCGCACGAACGGGATTGTAGAAAAATTCCGAGCTGATCTAGTGCGTCGGTTGTCTTGGCTGAAAGGAGAGGTCTACCATGCGGTAGGGGTAGAGAATGCGTGGGGTTTTTCTGAAGCTTCTGTTGTAAACGCCCCTCCTGGCAAGTTTCGGTTTGAAACGGACGCTAGTAAATTATCCTCTTTTGTTAGTTGGTTTCAGGACCAATTGGACACTGGCGTTCTTACGGTTGATGAGAATTATCAGAACATACCCTGGACCGAGGTCTACGTTGACAGCGCTTACCGTAAGGGGGTCGTCCGTGCTTACATGGACACTCGGTCCGGCTACGCATCTTCTGGTTCTAAAGAAAAGCTGATGGCCCTCGGGGCTAAGCAAGAGTTCCTCTTGACCGCCTTTGCGGCCCCCGTTACACTTTCAAAAATATCTCTCCTGGGAACACGCTCGTTCGAAAGCCTTAAGGGCATCACCGGGACTATGTCCTCGGACATGGCCCGCATACTCGCAAACGGCATGTCCCACGGGTACGGGCCGCTTAAGATTGCTAAGCAGCTTACGGATCAGATAGGGGAATTGACGCGCCGCCGTGCGCTGATGATCGCTCGCACGGAGATCATACACGCCCACGCCGAGGGCCAGTTGGACGCGTTTGAGCGCATGGGTGTCAACGAGCTTGGTCTGTTGGCGGAGTGGCGTGCGGCCGCCGGTGCCTGCCCGTTGTGTGCGGACATGGCGGGCCGGACGTTTACCGTGGCGGAGGCAAGGGGTTTAATACCTCTTCATCCTAATTGCAGATGCACCTGGGCTCCCTATTCTGCGATTTTTTCTGAAGTTAAAAAGAAAAGCGGTTCCGTGGCGAACAGTGCCCAGCGGCTACCGGGTGCCTGGTGGGCCTGGTGGCGGGCCGCATAGCCTGCTGCGTTTCTAGCCGCATATCTCGGCAACACACGGAGGCACGGATGTCTAAGGTCAATGTGTCGCGCATCGAGTACGCCCTTCAGCAGGCGTATAAACGATTGAAAGACACCCCCGAGGCGAAGAAGCATGTCGACGAGGGCGGGGTGACCCTTGAGCGCCTTCTTTGCGAGGCCCGAGCGGAGGTTGTTAAGCTTCCTCCGGAGCTAGAAATCGAACACGACGACAGGGTGTAGGCATGAACGACGAAAACGTCCCAGACTACAGTAAGTTCGACGCCGCTATGGCGTCCGCCAAGGAGGCCCGCGACCGCCATAGGGTAATCCCTCGGGTAAGTTACGGAAGAAATAAACACTGCTACTGCGGCAGTGGTAAAAAGTTCAAAAAGTGCTGCATAAGGGAACCTGCAGATGAATCAAGAAACGGTTCGTAGGAATATCGCCTCTAGAAAGCACGCGGAGATGGCTGTTGAGGCGATATCCGCATACCTTGACGGAAACACCGGCCCTCTTGAGGAGTTTATTACATACCCCTGCGGGGAAGTGGACAAGTCGCGGTTTTGGTCCGTGCTGGCGGAGTC